AGTGTAGTTGGAATAAATGTCCATGAGACTCCTCTTTTATAAATGCTGGCAATGAATCCGGCAACATCTTGTGTTATTCCACCGCCAATTACAATTAATTTATTTGGCTTTTTGAAGTTGACTTTTATTAATATATCTATAACATAAAGAACTGTTTCCATTGTTTTTGTTTTTTCGGATGCATTAAACATTTAGTAATTGGGTTCTATATTGTCAAAACAGTTATGTTCTATCAAAAATACATTTTTATCTATAAAAATAAAGTCACCCTCTACATATGTCTCATTGATAAGAGAACAAAGACCTTTTTTACAGTATTCAACTGTATATGTTTTATTATATGATTTTATTTGGGTTTCTCCCGATAAATCTAAATTTGATGAAAATAATTTGTTATTTATGAAAAATGACATGTTTAATGAATAACAAACAGATTTGTTTTTATATTAGTTAATTGTATTTTCTAATGTTTGTAAATCCCAAATCAACCTTTATGGACTGACCAGTTATTCCTGTATTTCCAGTTATCAAAAATTCCACAATTTTGAAAACATCTTCTAACTTTGTCATTCTATTAAAGGGTGTATACGTTTGAATATAGTTGATTTCTGTTCTAGAAAGAGTTTTTTTTGTCATTTCATTTTCAATTGCGCCAGGTAAGACATTATTAATAGTTATATTTTTTTCAGACAAATCATATGCAGCATTTTTGACGAGACCACTTAGTGCAGATTTTGAAATAGAATATGAAAGTTTATTATTTCTAGAAACGTCTTCCCATATAGAACTTATTATTACGAGTTTAGCTCCTTCATTTATTTTCGAATGAGTCAAAAGAAAATTTAACGTCTTGACTATAAATAATACATTTACATTCATCATATTTGTAAATTTTTCCTCATCGAATGTAAATATATTATCGTTAAAATTTGTACCTTGTGCCCAAACAATAGCATCCAGATTTGGAAGTTTCAATAATGATTGCATATTAGTTACATCTGTATCTATTATATTTTCTGACACATTTTTTATCTTACTTGTTGTTCCAAATATATGAAAGTCTTTCAAGTTTTTGAATATATAACTTCCTATTGAACCAGTTGCTCCAAATATTAACGCTGTTTTCATATTATTATTAATATTATTAATATGAAATTGTGTTTATATTTTTATAAAAATTATCTATTAAAGATTGATGCGATATCTGCGTTCAATGGTAGTTCAACTATATTTGATTTATAATGATTTTCAATTTCTTTCATATACTGAACATCTCTTCGAGTAATAAAGTTAATTGCCATTCCTTTTCTTCCCCATCTACCACTTCTTCCAATTCTATGAAGATAAGTATGTACACACTTAGGAATGTCAAAATTTATTACAACACTAACTTGTTGAATATCAATACCTCTTGCGGTTATATTTGATGAAATCAATACACGAGACCCACCCGATTTGAAATTAACAAATGCTGCGTCTCTTTCTTGTTTTGTCATTGAGCTATGTATGCAACAAACAGAAAACCCCTCTTCGTTCATCGCATTATGTAAGTCAATGACGCGTTTTACACTATTTACATAAATAATACATTGAGATACACTTAAAAATTCAAATAGTCTCTTGAGCGCATCATACTTTTCGTGGTCAGACGCTAAAGCAACATAAAACTGTTGTATACATTCAAGATTCAATTGTTCACTTTTCATTGTTATCTTAACTGGGTTTCTCATAAATTTTTTAGTAAGCTCCATAATTTCATCCGGCATCGTTGCACTAAACAGAGCAACTTGTACGTTTTCTGGAAAAAATTGGAAAATGTTGTAAATTTGTTCTTTGAAACCAGTTGATAACATATCGTCAGCTTCATCTATTACAAATACTTTAACATCTTTTAGATTTAATATATCGCGTTTAATCATATCATATATTCTTCCAGGCGTTCCAACAATAATTTGCGGTTTATTTTTTTTCAAATTATCAGAATCTTCGTGAATAGATGTTCCACCAACTAATGTCTGAACTGCAAGGCCATCCATAAATCCGCCTAATTTTTCAATGACACTTGCGCTTTGTTTTGCAAGTTCATGTGTTGGGGCCATAAGAATAGCTTGTATGCTCTTTTGAGAAGAGTCTATAAGTTGAAGTGTTCCAATTGAAAATGTTCCCGTTTTACCAGTTCCTGATTGAGCTTGGCCAATAATATCTCTTTTTGAAACCATTGGCAATATTGCTTTACTTTGAATTGGACTAGGATTATCAAACCCTAGAGCATAAATTCCTCTTAGTAAATCAGGCTTAATGTCAAAATCATCCCAATTCTTTAATAAAAATTCTGATGATTGTTCTTCTGATTCTATTATAACGTCGTTTATATTTTGGTCGTTTATGTTCATATCTCCTAACATTACACGTTATAATCTTTTTATATTTATTTTGTTTAATTATAATTCTATTATAGCTTAAAATAATATAAAAAAACGGTGATGTTACATGTAGTTAGGTAGAAATAAAAATATTACAATGGCAACTAAACTTCAATATTATTCTCTATCGGATTTTGAAAATTTGTTATTTGGTGGAATTAATTATCAATTGTCTCCTGAGACAATGAAAGTAATATCATTTTTAGAAAAAGAGCTTAATATTCCGGATTCTTTTGAAGCGAGAGTAAAGCATTCAGAATCAAGAAATATTGAAAACAAGCACGATAGAAAAGTTGGACAGGCACCTTTCAATAAAAATAGAAATGATGGACGTAATTCAAAACATGGTGGAAAGGAAGTAAATAACGAAGACTGGGCAACAATTCGAAATTTTAAGTCAACAAAAATTGAAGTAAAAGAAGGTATTGATAAAAAATTCAGTGACATTCGTGGATACTTGAATAAGATTTCTAATAAAAATTTTGAAACACAAAAAGTTTTGATTATTAATTCTATTAATGAGATTCTCGGCGAAGAAAGTGAAGCTACGCAAGACGAAAAACTCAAGATTTCCAAGTTAGTGTTTGATATAGTAAGTAATAATAAGTTTTTTTCTGACCTTTATACTGACCTTTTCAAAGAACTGGCAACAAGATTTGATATTTTCAAAAGTATTTTGAGTGATAGTATTATAGTTTTCAAGGATTCAATTGATAGCATTAACTATGCTGACCCAAACAAGGATTATGATGGTTATTGTAACTACACTAAAATAAATGATAGCAGACGGGCAAGTTCTGCTTTTATTATAAATATGTTCAATAATGGAGTAATAGATATTGAAGTGGTATTTGATATAATTGAATATTTTTTAAATAAGACAATTGAATATATTGATTTGGAGAACAAAACAAATGAGATTGAGGAAATAGCTGAGAATATTTTTATATTTGTTTCATTGAGTAGCAAGTTATTGAAATCATCAGACCGCTGGAAAGAAGGAATTTTGAAAACATTACAAGAAATTTCCAAAATGAAATCTAAGGAACATGTTAGCTTATCAACGAGAGTAGTATTCAAGTATATGGATATTATCGATTCTCTTTCAAAAAAATAATTTCAAATTTATTTTTATTCTTTATAACAAAATAAAAATACAAGTTTATATGTATATACAAACAATGGTATCGTCAAGAATTAATTCAAGAATAAATTATACTGAAAAGAAAACATTAGACCCAGAAGACTTGGGACATAGTTCTACGTTATACGTTATAGAGGTTTTTGATATTTCTATCGTAATAGTTTTAGGTAAACAAAAATACACACATTCATCAAAAGAAGTAGTGTATTATCCAATTTATATAATTGCCGATGAAAAAATAAAATCTCAAATTGGTGTATTTGAAGCAAAACTTTCAAATACTTTGAATCTAGTGGATGAAGATGGAGATATAGATATAGAAAAAATGGGAGAACCTTTGTTATATAGTTTTGTAACTAAAAAATACATTTTGAAATCCAATACAAATCCAAAAAAATATCTGGACAAATCTCCTGAAAAGCAAGTAGATAAAAAGGGAGCCGAGGTTATTTCGATTAGTGACGACGAAAATGATAATGAAGAGGAAGATAGTGACGAAGCTGATGTTATGAAGTTGAAAGTTCCGGTCGAAAGGGTTTCTAAAGAAAAGCAGAAAACTGACGAAGTGATAGAACAAGGTATATTTACAATAGATAAACAGTTCAGACAACCAGCGCTTTTGAAAGAAGAAGCAGAATCGGATGCAGATAAAGAAAAATTAGAATATAGGGAATCTTCATCAAATCAATGGATTGAGAAATTTATGAAAAATAATAATTATAGTATAGTAGAGGTCGAGGCACAAGGGGACTGTTTTTTTGCAGTATTAAGAGAGGCGTTTGCACAAATAGGGCAAAAAACAAGCGTTAGTAAATTGAGAGCATTATTAGCTTCTCGGCTTACAGATGATGTATACAGTGAAAGTCGTAAATTATATGAAGATTTTGAAACGCAAAAGACAGAACTGAAAACTACATTGAAAGAACTTAAGGATGCAAATGCGCTATATGCGAAACGTATGAAAACGACAGTGGATAAAACAGAAAGAGAATCAATTGTACAAGAAACAAAAAAAATAAAATTAACTTACAGCAATAAAATGGGAGAGTTGAAAGAAACTGAGAAGTTACAAAATGATTATATAGGTTTTATGAAAAATATAGACACTTTGGAAAAATATCGTTCGTATATGTTAACAACTAGTTATTGGGCAGATTCTTGGGCAATTTCAACGTTAGAGATTATTCTCAAGATAAAAATTGTTATATTTTCCGAGGAAGCTTATAAAAAGAAGGATTTTGATGGCGTTTTGAATTGTGGTGAAATTAATAAGGCCTTAATCAAAAAAGACGACTACTCTTCAAACAAGGACTTTGACCCAAATTATTATATACTAGCAACTTATTCTGGAAACCATTATAGATTAATAACCTATAAACGTAAGAATATTTTGACTTTCAATGAAATACCATATGACGTTAAGATACTTATCATGAATAAATGTTTGGAAAAAAATTCAGGAATATACTATTTGATTCAGGACTTCAGAAATTTCAAAACAAGATTGGGTTTGGACCCGGATGAAGGAAAACCAGATGATGATGACGATGATTACGAATTAAATACACATTTGTATGATAAAGACGTTGTATTTACATTTCATTCAAAATCATTAGATACTCAGAAACCTGGAGATGCAACGGGAGAACAAATACATAAAGACAAACGAATTGATTTTTCAACTTTATCAAAAATACCTAATTGGAGAAAAAAGTTAGACGATTCTTGGAATGAAGCTCCATTTTCAGTTGACGGACGTCGTTGGGCATCTGTTGACCATTATGTCCAAGGTTCCAAGTTTAAAAAAATGTTTCCCGACTTTTATTCTCAATTTTCTTTAGATGTACCT